GAAGAACTCAAGCGCGGCGACGGTCGCGTTAACTTCCTAGCCCGTTACTTCAGTCCAGCTGTGTGGCGTGGTGACCCGAACTCTTGTTCTGATATCCTCAGGCAAGTATCAAAGTTCCACACCACCCAACACGCTCCAGAGACTCCAGCGTCCAAGCTGATCCAGAAGTGCCAGTCGTTCTACCTGACTGATGCAAACACTCCGATCATTGGCCCGCTGTGTCGAAGAGTCCTGAGCATAGCAAACACCACTAGCCCGCTCCTCCGTCGAGGGGTCAAGCCTGCTAGATGGTGGGACCAGTATGACCATGCTGAACAATTCCCGAACCAGAACACCGAAGATTTCATGATGGAACTTCTTTCGATTCAGATGCCCTCCTTCAACCTGGAAGGCTTCTACGAGCGCCTCAATGAGTGCAAGACTCTCGAAGACATCATGGAAGGTTATGGTTGCGATTACTCCATTGCGACCAAGCCAGCCAACATAGTCTGTGATCAAATTCACGATGACACCATCCGGGGAAGCGGATGTAAAGTGTTAGGCGACGGTAAGAAAGTCGATGCCAAGGTTAAGCTTGCCTTGAAGAACCGATCCGCGGACAAAAGCGAGGATGCCAAAGACAGTGTCCCTCGACGCGCTGAGTCCACCAAGGGCAAACGCCCTCACAAACCCAGGGCTCCAAATGGCAGGAGCAGAGCCAAGCCCGGGAAACGCGGAGGATCGGCCTACAAACACCCCGCTGCAGTCGCCATGCGACAGCGGCAAACCAAACCGGTTGAGTCAGGGGACTCCCGGCTCGCACGAGCCAAGCCTCGACACGGCAGACGAACTAAGAGGGTTACGTTTGCCGTGCCGCCGGCAAAGGCCTGATGCGGGTGGAAACAACGGTGGAAGTATCGATCACCCGCCCACTGGGGGGCGGGGTCATAAAACGATACCAGACCTCATCTCAAACTCCAAACATAGGATCCGTCATCGCAAAGATCCGATGTCCCAACGCAAACGTAAACGCAACTCAAAAGCGCAAAATCGAGGCCCTCCTCGTAAGCGTAGACGACTTAATCCGTCGTCTAATAGCTTGCTTCCGTATGCCCGTATGCTCTCCGATCCGTGCCATGCGACCCTAATACCGGGGTTCAATGGCACCGACGAAGGAATTCTCTCCAGGTTGAAAACTACCTACAGTTTTCCAGCCTCCGCAGCCACATCTGGTTACGTGCTCTGGTGCCCCACCTACGTCGGTGGGTCCGACCATGCCAATTGCTTGGTCGAATACAGTAATGATGCGTCACTTCCGACGAACAATACTGTGGCAGAGCCGTTAGGCAGCGGAGGTTCCTCGGGAATTTTCATTGACGTAGGTGCCACCACCTTCGTTCAATCGAACACTGTATCCGACTTTAGGGTAGTCAGTGCCTGCATACGAGTAACTTATACGGGAGCCATGCAAAGTTCAGCCGGCATAATTGGTTACATAGAGAACCTGCCAGTTGATACCTTGCTGCTTGGACAAGCGTCCCTCAATGAGTGCGCGAGCCCCGACGATTTTCTCGCCTTGTGCTCCAACGTTAAGCGTATGGGAGTGGAGACCCATGAATCCAGATACCGACCGAGCGGTGCATCACTCAACACGTTCAAACAGGACGTGTCTGGGGTGTACACGCCAGGTAATCCTGGGTCTACACGTACGATCATGACAGCTGAGTCAAAGCGATTCGCCCCTGTCTTCCACGGCTTCGCTTTCAAAGGAATCTCCATGGACGACCTCAACATCGAATTCATCCAGAATATCGAGTGGAGGCCGGAGACCCGAGCCGGTTTCGTGTCTGTAATACCAAGACAGATGAAACCCGAAGGCTTCAAGCGGACCGTCACAGGCTGGTTAGACAAGAACTACCCAGGCTGGGCGACTGCTATGGCTCACTCAGCCGGACGTATGGCTTTGCGCGCTGCTACTACCGCCTTCACAGGCGTCAGCCCTGCCATGCTCCAGCACTACGAGCTCTGATCCCACACACTCTCACTGCAATGACCTGACACCTCATTGGTTGACCAAAAACTCTGCACACTGCTTACCGTACCAATTGCCAC